ATATGGTGCCGTGCGATAAACAGAATTATGATCGCGCGAACGAGGCTATAAACCTCGCGGTCGCGGTGGAAGAGCTGCTCACCTTGGCCAATAAGGATATCGAGCGCATCGAGACGGAGCTGAAATGCCCTGCCACATCGAAAGATTGACAGGATATTAAAATCTGACTTAGAGTGTTTAATCAGGGGCGCCATTCGGTGCCCCTTTTTGCGACCGAAGCGTTTCCCCGTCGCTGCTCATGCCCGTAGAACATACCATTTGGGCATGACCACCACCAAACAATCCAGCCGCTCACTTGACGACCTGATTCTGCCGGTA